GCTGCTGCGCAAGCTCAAGGATGGCGATGGACAGTATCTCTGGCGTCCTGGCATTACGGAAAACGCGCCGGATACGATTCTCGGCCACCGCATCGTGACCAGCGAGTTCATGCCGGGCGTCAGCGCGGGCAATAAGTCCATTGCGTTCAGCGATTTCTCCTATTACTGGATCGCCGATCGTCAGGGTCGTACCTTCAAGCGTCTGAACGAGCTGTACGCGACGACCGGCCAGATCGGCTTCCTCGCGTCTCAGCGGCTCGACGGCAAGCTCATCTTGCCGGAAGCGATCAAGGTTCTGCAGCAGAAGGCGTAAGAGGAGACGGACATGGAGTATAACGCTAAGAACTATATGGCGCAGGGCGGCGATCGGTTGGTAATCGGTGGAACTTTGGAGATTCAGGAAGGAGCCTCGGTAACGGGGCTTCCTCCTGCGACTGTTGCTGCGGCAACGGAAGAAGCACTTGGCGGCATGCTGGCAGCGGCGAAAACGGAAACAGAAACCGTGGAAGCAAAGATCGGAGAGGATCACAAACTCTATGTTCAGCCGTATACGCTTCCCGCGGCAGAAGCGGCTGCGCTGGGCGGCGTCCTGCTTGCGGCGAACCAGGCAGCCAGCACGGCGACGGAGCTATCCGGACTCGTTACGGAATTCAATACGCTGCTTGCCGCGCTGAAGGCTGCAGGGTCCATGGCGGCGGACGAGTAATGATATGAGCACGCTGCTGGAGAAGGTCAAAGCGAACCTGATCCTTGATCACAGCGAGGACGATGAACTGCTGCAGCGACTGATCGATGCCGCGGTCGCATATGCTGAAAGCTACCAGCATCTGACCGCCGGAACCTACGATGCGGCTGCCATGCCGGCAACGACCGAGCAGGCCGTGATCATGCTGGCATCCCATTTTTACGAGAGCCGAGACGGCAGCACGGGCGGGTTCTACGCGGACAACGTACAGGCGGGACAGCAGACTTGGTCAGTAGTTAACACGCTCCTGCGCCTGGATCGAGATTGGAAGGTCTCATGAGCTTTGGAAAAATGAACAAGACGATCTCGATCGCAGAGGAAACGATCGTCAAGGACGCGGAAGGGTTCGCATCGAAAACGGATACCATCCTCGCCTCTATCCATGCATATAGGGAAGGGCGGCACGGCTCCCAGAAATGGGTCAACCGTGCCGCTTTCTCGGAGGCGACCGACCTATTCTGCTTTCGGACGATCACCGGGCTGAGCGTGACCACGGCACATGTCATCCTGTGCGACGGCGATCGATACGAAATCACGTCTGTCGAGGACGTGAAAGGGCGCGGGATGTATCTCGAAGTTCTGGCGAAAAGAATAGAGGCAACGCATGGCTAAAGTCATTATTAAAATGCCGACGACCCTAATAGATCAGCTGGCGAAAGCGGCAGAAAAAACCGATCGTGCGATCCCGAAAGCGCTTGAGGCAGGTGGCAAGGTTGTATTTGAGAAAATGCAGGCAAACCTGCATGCGGCGATCGGACGGGGTACGAAGTATAAATCTCGGTCCACGGGCAAGCTGCTGACGGCGTTGGGTGTATCTCCCGTCAAGGTGAACGACGAGGGCAATTACGACGTCAAAGTCGGCTTCGATGAAAATCGCGGCAATACCAGCAACGCCATGCTCGCGAATTTGCTCGAGTATGGCAAGTCCGGCCAACCGCCAAAACCGTTTCTGAAGCAGACGAAGTCTTCAAGCCGGGAACCGTGTATCGAGGCGATGCAATCCGTGCTGAGGGAGGAACTGAATCTGCCATGAGTATGTTGGAAGAATTGAATACGATTGTAGAAAGCACCGGACTCCCTGTGGAGACCGGCGTTTTCTCCAATACCGCGCCGGACGAGTATGTCGTGATCACGCCGATCTCGGAGCACTTCGCGCTGTTTTCGGATGATACGCCCGGCATGAACATCGAGGAAGCGAGGTTGTCACTTTTTTCAAAGAAGAACTACACACAACGAAAAGACCTGCTCATCCGCATGTTGCTGACGGCAGGATTTGTAGTAACTGACCGTCGGTATATCGAGCATGAAGCCGATACAGGATACCATCATGTCGCGATCGATGTCGCGAAAGAAACGGAGGAAAACTAAATGGCTACGGTGGGTTTGGACCGGCTGTATTATTCCAAGATAACGGAGGACTCAGCCGGGGATGAAACGTACGGCACGCCGCAGATGCTGGCAAAGGCGATGTCTGCGGATCTGGAGATCGAGTTGAATGAAGCGACGCTGTTCGCCGACGATGCAGCCGCAGAGGTCGTAAAGGAGTTCAAGAGCGGTAAACTCTCGCTCGGAATCAACGACATCGGGGCTGCGGTCGCCGGCGATCTGGTTGGAGCGGTGATCGATGATAACGGCGTGGTGATCTCGCAGGGCGAGGGTATGCCGTCGCCGGTCGCGGTCGGTTTCCGGGCAAAGAAGAGTAACGGAAAGTACAGATTTTTCTGGCTCTATCGCGTGATTTTCGGCATTCCGGCAACGAATCTTGCCACGAGAGGCGACAGCATAAGCTTCAACACGCCGACGGTCGAAGGAACGATCTTCCGACGCAATAAGATCGATGGACAGGGTAAGCATCCGTGGAAAGCCGAAGTCAATGAAGATGACGCGAGCGTATTACCGGCAACGATCACCGGGTGGTATACGGCCGTATATGAACCCACGTTTGCCGCGACGGTGGAGTAAAGGAGATGTCATATGGAAAGTGAACGCGCAACACCTATCTCGATTAGCGGCAAGACATATGAACTGGTACTGACCACTGGGGCTACGAAACAGATTGCAAAGCGCTACGGTGGACTGGCGAGCCTCGGTGATAAGCTCATGAAAGCGGAGAATTTCGAGAACGCTTTGGACGAACTGATCTGGCTGATTGCGCTGCTGGCGAACCAGAGCATCCTGATTCATAACTTCCAGCATCCGGAGGATAAGCGAGAGCTGCTGACGGAAGAAGCGATTGAGCTTCTTACCACGCCGACGGATTTGTCGGATTACAAGGACGCGATTATGGATTCCATGCTGCGCGGGACCAAGCGATTTGTCGAGAGTGAACCGCAACCGGAAAAAAACGCGCCTGCCGGGTGAGCGATGAAGAAACGTTTGCCCGGTTGCTCTTTTACGGAGTGACTCTGCTGAGTCGGCCGGAGCGCGAAGTCTGGCTCATGCCGCTTGGCGCTCTTTTGGATCAGTGGGAGGTGTATCAGCAGTTTCATGGGCTGGCAAAAACGAAAGTGGAATACTCAATCGAGGATGTTATTCCTGTTGGAATATGAAAACTGGCAGAAGCCATGCTCCTGCCAGTAGATGTCAACGATCAAATGATATTGTAACGGTATTATGCGTTGCTATTGCTTTGGCAGCGCATAAAGTTCATCGATGCTCATGCCGAAACGTTCCTGTACCAACTGCTCGAAATAAGCAAGGGGTTTATCATAGAAATCCTCGCCTTGTGTACCAAAGGCATCGTTGAACATACGGGTTAACGTATCCGGATCGGGGTATTGTCCGGTATACTCCTTCGTGGCAGGAAAGTAGTCGAATGCGGCTCCTTCGGTATTACTGTCTATGGAAATATGATATTTATCCTCGCTTAGAAGATATGTGATCCGCAACCCGTAACCGTTAACCTGATCCAAATATTCAATGTTCCAGTCTTCGTTAAAGCTGCCCCACTCCGGTCTGTGAATTGCGACATTCATATAGTGAGGATCGTGCTGCTCATATACACCGCACGTTCCAGCAGAATCGAAACCAAACCCAAATTTTGTCAGAGAAAATTCAGGCTCAACGTAATCGCTTAGCGGGGAATTGAGCTCGTTGCTGGATTGCAAAACTAAGATAGCGGCACCAAACCGGTTGTCGAAGACAAGGGTGTTTTTAATCAGACCATAAGGAATGTCGACAGCTGGAAGCCCGTACCACTCTCTCCACTCGCTTTGTGGGATTTCGGCAATGCGCTGTTTTGCTGCCTCGGCATCATCAACATAGTATTGCACTCCAATGACAGCTTCATTTATTTGCAGGTTCACTTCAATACTGCACTCTGCAAAGTCTGTCTCGATATTGAAGAAATCTTTGACGGAGGCCAGGGCGGACATGTTGTAACTGTCGCGTATCAGGTCGGTGTATTTTTCCAGATCTTTATCGGGCACATAATACTTCAACTCGATGCGACATGCCCCGTTTTCGTGCTTTTCGTCGTGTGGTTTCTGCTGCCAGATTGTTACGATACTGCCGTCTTTTGCGGAAAACTCGCTGAACCCGTTCTTGGAATAC